CTAATGCACCAAGGGCTAACGCTCCACCAGAACCTATACCGTAAAATCCTTTATCATCTCGCATATATCCATAGTCATCACTAACTTGATATAACTTTCCATTAAAACAAATTAAAGCATCCCAACCAGAATCATCATCGTTCTTGTTCTTTGGTGCTGGGTCATACCCTGCTTCAGTTAACGTTTGCTTTATAGATGGTAATACTCTAATCATCATGAATCTATCTGGGTCTTGCGTCTTAATTACCTTAGGCGGTTGCCATAAATTATTAAGGATATCTCCTGCTATAGCATCACCTGCTACTGCAATTAGATACTCACCAATTTTAACTATCTTGTCGCAACCTTTTGCTATATACGGTCTATCTGTATAAGTAGTCATAGAATCCGCTGCTAGGACAGTCCAACCTTTACCTTGAATACCAACTATGGCTGTCATTGTCCCTTATCCAATCTAGCCTACTTGACGACGGTTACTTGTCCTTACACTACTTCCTACTTTTCCTGTAGCATTTAAGCTACTAAGTAAAGTTTGTAACTCTGGTCTTTGTTGAACCATGCCTGGTCCTGGTGGTGCTTCTTGTGGTTGTGAGCCTCCAACTGGAGCGCCGGGAGCAGAGGGGACGGACGGCTGCTCGACCGATGGTGCGCCACCAGCTGGAGGATTCTCTATTGCAAATACCTCACTGATGGCATCTTCGATTGCTATGCCTTTCTGACGTTGCCTAATGACTTCAGCTATCTTGTTAACAATGTTGCTGGGGTCACCGCCCTGAGCAGCGATTTGAGGTATTGCTTGTGCATAAGCTTGCAATGAACCAATCAATGCAGCCCGCATATCTTCCGTTTCAATACGCTCTTGTTCTAAGGTGACGTTGACGTTAAATGGCAACTCACGCATAGCCATATCTTTAGAGATAAGTTTTCCGCCAAGAGCTTGAAGCATGAAGATAAGTCCTTGTGCTGGATTTAAACCAGCCAACATTCCGTATCTTACATCGGCTGAGTAATCACCCTTGATATCTTTTGTAGGTGTATATGTAACCGCATAAGGTGCACCAGCATCGGTGCCACGAATTGTTTTTTCTACGTTAAATAATTTCTCATCTACCTCAAAGCAAAGAGAAATAACATCACGTAATGCTGTAGTAAATATAGATTGTGCTGACTTAACCTGTGTATCAAAGGCACCTAATAATGCTTGTACACCTTCGCCAGTAATGATTGAAGCTTTAACGTTTCCAGTACGTGACTCAGGATAACGAGCTCCTACGCGAAGTTCTTCGTTTAGAAGTTGTTGTTCTGTAAAAGCTCCTTGTGGGAGATTAAGTTCAACACGTCTAACACCTGCTGGATTGTTTGTACGAATTACAGCGTCTCCGCCTAATTGTAATTCCTGTACATCGCTTGGTAATACAATTGGAGCTTGAACAGATTTCTCTGCAGCCTCCATTGCAAGTAAAGCAAAGCGGTTGCGAAGTAACTGGATTCCTAATACATCATCAAACTGTCCACGAAGCTCACCATCAACACCTGGGCGTCTAGCAATGATTACATTCATTTTGCCTAAAGGATTACTTGCTCTTGATAGAACTAAATCTTTTCTTGCTGGTATATAAATAACTGACTGGTCTTTATCATAGTAACGAATCATCTCTATCTGAGAATGAAGATTCTGTGAGTAACCATCTGGGCCTAGGAGTTGTGATTCAAACTCAGGGAACTGACTGACCAGCTCACCTAGGGTTAAGATATAACGTTTTACAAATGCTATGCAACGACCATAACGGTCAAACTCTGGGTAAGCTCCAATAGGATTTTCTAATCTAATCCGTGGTAATCCTGCTTCTTCATCTAGTTCAACAATAAAAGGAAGGAAGCCGTATGTTATGTACATATCCGCACCGTTGTACATATTTACTTGCAAATCTGAATGACGGAAATAGTTAGCAGCAATTCTTGTACGTTTGTCTGCAAACTGACGTGCTCTATCTGAAACTTGATTTACCGCTGAGCAGTTAACAGCAGGTAGTGGGGCCATAACTTCTGCAAGGTCTCTTGCAACAATGTCAATAAAGTTAGCTACTACGTTCTGGTCTATACCAGCTGGAAAGAAGTTAGGATAAACTTGTGAGATTTTTCCTTGACGAACAGCAAGTACGTCTGCGTTACGTGCATCTCTCTCTGTAGAACGATAACGTAAGGATTGAACCCTCGCAGTTACCTGATTCATATCTAATGCCATTTAAGTCCTAACCGTATATTTCAGACCATTGCTCATTAAAAGCATCGTCTAAGTTGATTGAGTTTCTTTGTTCCATCTGAGCTCTAGTAGCCCATCTATTATTTAGATAAGGTGTCACCCTTGTACCGCTTTGAATTAGTTCTCTTGCTTTTATGATGGCAAACCATAAAGCCATAACACAGTCGGTCTTACCCCTAGTGTCCGGTTTCCAGGTAATTAACTGTTGTACTAAAGCTTTGATTCCTTCTGAGCCCTCACTTGATGGGAGTTCAATGAGGTTGTTGTTTTGAAACTTACCGTCTTGAGTAGTTCCGAATAAGCTTGACATGGAGGCAACTCCAAAGTTCGAGTCCCATTTATTTTTTCCTGTATGGTGAGAATTAAGCCGTACGCCGTATCCAGCAAGCCATTGCCGTAAGCTGTCATCTAATTCAAATGCTTTCTGAAATGCGTTAATTTCAATTCGTATTTCTTGGGGTTTGTATTTGATAGTCATAGCTTCTATAGCATCACGTATCTTTTGGTAACTAGGTTCTGCCATGTTTAAGCAATCTAGTACGTAGATACGACCATCAGTTCTATTAAAAGTTATTGCAACTAAAGCTGCATGCCCAGCAATAGCTGGGTCCATACCAAGAATGGTGTAGCCCTCAACGTTCTTAGGATGACCTACTACCCCTGGCTTTAAAGGTCCGACTCTTCTAGCCCCGAGTATGCTTCCCTGTACCAAAGCTGGTGGGAAGATAGAGTTTTCTTGGACGTCTTCTTGTTGATAGACAAGCGCCCATGTAGTCGGAGTAACCTCAGAACGACGTTTGAATAATGTTTGTCCATCCCACTTGGGATAGTATCCAGATTCATTAGGAGGTACCGTCTCATCGCCATCCCAAGGAACATCAGATTCTTTCCAGAGCGTAACCCAATCTTCAGGCTTCTGGTCATAATCCAAGACAGCAGGCATACCCATATAAGTAAAGGGAGACTTACCACCAGACCAATGCTCAGGGCTACGAAGTTCCTTATATAAATCACTTGGCGCAATTCTAGTCCCCACTATTAATAGCTTGCCGTTTTTGCCGAGACGAGTGATAACTTCTTTTTGCAGCCAGTTAAGTTGTTTTTCCCATTCATGGGCGTTAGCTGTGGTTATCACGTCGTCAAGAATAATTAAATCTGCACGGGCTCCATAAATCTGCCCACCCATACCTAGTGCTTGAATGGTAGGGTCTTTCTCACTTGAGTTACGAGCATCGCTCCCGAGGTACACTGTATCAGTTCGCCAAGTATCTGCGTCTTCTTTCCACCCTCCTTGAGGACCAAATGCATTCTGCATCTTAAGCCATCTTGGATGTGAAAGACGTTGCTTGATTGCGTACACGTATTCTCGTGCCTTTACTAGTGTCTTAGAAACAACGATGATTCTAACGTTAGGGTCGAGAGCGATACGGTATGTTGAGTAGTTCACGGTTATCACCGTGCTCTTAGCGTGCTCCGGTGGCACGTTAATAAGAATCCTAGCTTTGTCAGCCTTATCATATATCATGTTAGGATGAAGCCAGGAAGGTTCCCGTCCCTCTAATAGGTCGACCCAGTCTTGATGATGTGGAAAGACTGTCTGGTCTAAAAAATTTTTTGAAAATTCAGCAAAGGGTAAATCCTTCTTATCATAACCTAGGTTAGCTAGAGTAAGAGTCTCACCTAGTTCCTTAGCCTTAGCTAACTCCTTTGCAAAGTCAACATCCCTAAGCATCCACTGACGAACCGTATCCGGTTTCTTGCCAGCCAGGTTCATAGCTTGGTGAGTAGTAGCCCCTTGGCTCACTAACTCTATAACCTTAGCTTTTGCCTCGGCTAGAGCCTTAACCTTAAAATGCTCTACGCCAGCCTTGAATGTCATGGTGTCCTTTAGATAGTCTTTCGCCGTCCTACACTGTCTGTAACACCTGTACTGTAACTGTATGAGCCAGGCTATATAAAAGCCTGGCGAATAACTTACTGCTACATACAGTACTAATCCGTCCAAACGGGTAAAACGGACGTTTT